CTTAAGCACGGCGGCCAACTTGTTAACGAGCTCGTCGTCAACGCGGGCCTGCGTCTGTGCGGCCAGCCACTCGACGGCGTCGGCCACGATCAGCGAGCGGCGGTACGGGTCGGGCTCAGCCATGAACCGCTGGCCGTAGCCGATGAGCGGGGCCCATCGCTGCAGCAGCATGAGCGACTGCCACAGGTTCAGGCCGTTACCGTACTGCTCAAGCTCTTGGGGTGTTGCACCGTAGTCGGGCATGGCTAGTCCTCCTCATCGGATTCTGCCTCTCCCCCGGCATCCTCTTGCAGTGGCGTCACATTGATCGTCTCGTTCAGCCAGTCGTACGCAGCGTCGTAGGAATCCTTCGCCTCCTCAAAGGCGTCTTTGCGGTCTAGGCGAAACGGCTGCTTGAAAACCTCTTCGTCAATGATCTTCCCGGTGCCGTCCGTGATGTAGATGTAGGCATATTGCTGCCCGTACTCCACGACGATCCGACGCAGCACGTCTTCCTTGCCCCGAGGCCCGTTCATCGGTCCTGCTCCCATAGGTCCGCTAGGTTGCCCTCGTAGCCAACTGCCTCTTTCGTCTCGTGATCCATCGGGATCCGCTGGATGCTGACGTGCCGTGTCTTCGTCACCCTGCGATCCTCACGGGTGTCGTCGCTCCACGTTGCTTGTATCTGCAGGCAGGCGTCTCGGATCTCGGTGGTCGTGGGGTCCCGCTGACGTACGGGCTTGGCCCTGAGCTTGCGGTCGTACCGGCGGGGCAGCTGCCACACGACGGCCAGGCGGATGACTTGGTCCCGTGAAATAGTCCACCTTTCGCACAATGCCCGCATCGGCATGTGCGTCGCCCAATCCGCCCTGAACGCCGTCAGGCTGATGGTTGCGGTGTCGCCTCGCATGGCTCCATCCACGACACGATCGTTCTCATCGACGGACACACATACAGCAGCTGCCCAGTGGCCCTGGCGATGCTCTGGTGGAACGGCACATGCTCGCAGTCAGTCGTGCCGTCGTACGTGCCGGCCAGGTAGGCATCGGTGCGATAGATCGCCATGCCGCCGAACGCACTCGACACCATAGCGGGCGGCGATCCCACGGGCGGCATCCATGTGTAGCCGAACCCACCCCGGCCGCCACGGTACTGGTCCCAGTAGCAGTCCCGCTGGCCAACCCCACGCAACGCCCACAGGTCGTAGTGGGCCCACTGAGGGCCGTTGCCGAAGTCGTATTGGAACAGCGACACACTGGCCATGCCGTAGGCACCCTGCCTCTCAACAAGACAGCCGACGGCGTTCACGAGCCCGTGCTGCGAGAACCCCGCCCATAAGTCGAAGTCCATGACGATGACGTAGTCGGCTTGGCCTGCACACGATCGCACCCACCTCTGGCATCTGTCTCGGTACTCAGCCAGGGCGACGGTGCGGCGGCCGGCGAACTCACCCGGTAGGTGCGGACGGCCGAGAATCTCATAGTGAAACGTCGCCTCTTTGTGCTGCCGAGAGAACTCCGCCAGCACGTCCAGCGTGTCGTCCGTGCAGTCGTTGGACTCGATGTGCAGCTGCCACGACTTGCAGCGCTGGCTCAGGGCCTCGACTCGCCGCAGGTTGTCGGCCAGTTGCGGCCCGCAGTTGCGGGCCAAGCCGACGACGGCGATGGACGAGTGCCGCAGCCGCTCGAGCCCCTCGGCGTGGCGGCGGTCGAACTCCTCGGCGAAGTCGGGGTGCGGCATCCACAGGTCGGCATCTAAGTCAGGCATACGGCACTCCTCGCTTGCCGCACAGGGCGGCCGACACGCTCCACGGGAAGTTGGTGGACCGCAGGAACTGCCGCACTCGGTGCATGTACTCAGCGGCCTCTGGCCCGGCGCGGTGCGTGTGTCCGTAGCCGTTGGTGTCGTCGGTGAACACGGCCCCGTCCTGCGGCACGTAGACAGCCCCGGCGGTGCCGGCCACGACGCTGTAGGCGATGCAGTCAGACCACGGCCCCATCTGCCACCACTGGTGCTGGCCGAGCTTCAAGAGCCACTGCAACTGGATTGCCGCCCCGATGCCAGTCTCCGTGGGCACCGGCCACTCCCGAAGCCGGCGTCGAACGTCAGCCGGCGTCATGGTCGTCGTTGACTCCAGCCCGCAGCCAACATGGCCCACGATCTCGCCGGCCGGGTTGGCCACCTGATAGTCGTGGAACACCACGGCGGCCGTCGGGAAACGCTCCACGCTCTCGACGATGCCGGGCAGCAGGCGGTCGTCGGCCCCCATGCAGATGACGTGCGAGCCCACGAGCGACGGGTACACGGTGGCCGCAGCGTCCTGCCAATCCGCTGACTTCTCTCGGTGCCGCACGTAGCGGATGCACGGATAGACGCCCTGCAGCTGCTCCACGATGCCGGGCGTGTCGTCCGTGCTGGCGTCGTCGATGACCACGACCTCGGCCGGGTTCTGGCACGCAGCCGACACGATGGCACGGCCCAGCGTGGCCGACCTGTTCCACGTTGGGATGACGACAGACACGCTCAAAGCGTCGCTCCCGTGCAGATGGCCAGCCGGTAGTGGCACATGGGGCCGAAGCCCGTGTGGAGCGTCTCGTCGTTCATGCCGAACACGAAGACGTTTCGGAAGTACCGTTTGAGCGTGGCCCGCAGCCCGTCTTCCGTCTTGCAGTTCACATGCCCGGCCCGGCTGAGCTCGGACGCATGCGGCTGCGACTCCAGCGAAGGCATCCCGCAGATGAACGTGCCGTACTCGCCGATGCTAAGGGCCACGTTGCCAAGAAACGCCCCCTCATGGTGCGGCGGTATGTGCTCGAGCACGTCCAAGGCGTAGGCGGCGTCGCAAAGTTTCGGCAGCCGATCAGGCACGTAGCGTGGCCCGGCCACCATGTCGTGCTGCATCAGCATCACGTTGCCGGGCTGCTGCCGGGAGCGGGCCTCGTCGATGAAGGCAGCGTCGAAGTCGGTGGCGATGACGTTGCCGACGGCCTGGGCCACGATGCGGGTGGCGAACGCATCGCCGCAGCCGATCTCCAGCACCCAATCGCAGCCGGCGAGCACACGGGCCACGAACTTGTACCGGGCCAGAGTGAAGCCGAGCCGCTTGGCGTCGATCTCGTACGTGTGCGAGCTCATGGCACCGAGAGCGTGCCGCTCGTAGTCGTTGAACACGGCGTACTGTGGCTCGCTCACGAGATTCGCACGGTTGTCCGTGCCTCCGTGCCGTAACTCTTCTCGACCACCAGGCGGGCCACAGTCGTGTCGTCGCCGATCACGTCCTGCAGTGCGTCCAGTACTGCCTTGGCAATGTTGTCCACGTCGGGCCTTGGCAACCGTGGTGCGGTGGCCTTCACGCCGGCCTTGTTCATGTGAGACTTCGGCCGCTGAAACACGGCGTCAATCACGACGTTCAGTGGCTCGCCGGTCTCGCCCAGCCCGGCCGCTCGAGCAGCTGCTGCCAGCGAGTGCCGGTACGCATGCACCGGGTGCTCCTTCGGCACATACGCACGGGCGAACCCGCCCGCAGTCGAGACTCGTGGCCTCGGCTGCGGGACGGGCTCGCCGGCGATGGTGAACGTGACGGCCAAGGCTCACCGATAGCGGATCACAGCGAACCAGCCACGCCGCAGCGGGCTCCACGCGACGCCGATGTCCACGGGAGTCCGCTTCCCGTAGAAGCAGCACGACCGCTTGGCGTGCTCCGGCGAAACCGTCGAGAACCCGATGCCCTCGTACTGGCCGCAGCTGCTGTGAACCAGCGAGCCACGGCGAGCGATCACGACGGCGTGGTCACTGGCACTGACGACCGAGCCACGACGAGCCACCACGGTGGTGTCGGCGTTGGCGTGGATGCAGACCAGGGCAGCGAGCAGAACCAACAGGCAGCGAAGCATGGCAATCCTCCGTGAGCTCCCGGTATCCGCCGGGACGCACGAAAGATGCCAAACGTGTCAAGCAAGCCGAGCCGGCGGACTATGCAGCGGACGAGCCGCTGATCGCTGGCGTTCTGCTCACGCCACGCCACCTCGTCTCCAAGCCAACGTCGTTTCGTCTGTCTCGCCACGCCGCTCGGCATAGTGCCGCTCACGGCACTGCCGGGCCCGCTCCGCAATCTCCTCGGGCGTCGGATCCGCCACCAGCGTCACTTCAGCCCGTGGCCGCTTGGGCAGCCCGTGCCTCTGCCGCAGCGTGTTCAGCGTGGTTAGAGACACGCCCATCCGCAGGGCGATGTCGGGCGTCTCCATCTCGCTGTACCACAGCTGGTGCAGCAGCGGCACGTCGATCGTCCGGCGCTGGCCAGGCTGACGCTTGGCCCATCCGAAACGCCTGGCTGCGACGGCAATGCTGGCCTCGCTGCACCCCAAGCGGGACGCAATCTCACCGTTACGCATGCCGCTGTCACGCAGCCGCTTCATCTCGGTGTAGTCGATGCGGTGTGCCATCATGCGTCCTCCGCCAGCGGCATGATGACGCCACGGTACTCGCCGCACGACAGCGTGACCGCACCGCCAGGCCCGGTCGCATGGATCGAGACGTTCGGCTCCTCGTCGGCCGGCAGGCCCTGCAGGTAGTCACGCACGAAGGCCGGGTCGAGTTTGACTTTGCACGCCGTCCCGGCCTGCACCACCGAGCACTTCGCCTTGCTTTCGCCGTACTCGCTCGAGCGGGCCGTGAGCGTCAGCGTCTCGCCGAAGTCGTACGTGACGCCCTTGCTCTGCTCGCTGGCCACGACGGCCGCAGCCCTGGTCGCCGACAGCAGCTCCTCGCGCTCCACGACGTGCGGCTCAGTGCTGGCCTCGGGGAACACGTCACGCCACCGGGGGAAGCGGCCGTCCACGATGCGAGCCGTGAGCACGCCGCCGTCGAACGTGAAGACCACGTCCGACTTCGTCGCCTCGATCTGCACCGAGCCCTCGCTGCGTTCGCTGAGCGTTGCAGCGATGCGAGCCGCCACGGCCGGCACGAGCGTCTGCGAGTCGTCCACCGCCTGGTCCGTCTCCGTCTGCACCGCCGACAGCCGCCGGCCGTCCGTACCCACGAACGTCGGATCCCCACCAGTCACGTCGATGAGCACCGCACCCAGGGCGTAGCGGCTGGACTCGTTGTCCGTGGCGTAGGACACGGCACGCACGGCACGCACGAACTGATCCGCCGGCAGGCGGCACACGGGCGTGGCGTCCACCGGCTCCCACGTCGGGAACTCGGCCACGTCCTCAGTGGGCAAATCCCACTTTCCCCTGCCGCACTTGATGGTGACGGTGCTGCCCTTCGGCGTGAGCGTCACTTCGTCGTCGTACTTGCAGGCCCGCAGGATGGCCGTGAGCCTGTCGGCCGGCAGCAGCATCGGCTCGCACTGCTCGCCGATCTCACGGTCGATGCGGATCTCAAGATCCGTCCCGGTGATGAGCCCGTCGCCGATGCGGACGTTCCGCAGAATCGGCTTCGGGCCGCGCGGGCTCACCGCCCTGGTCACGTCGTTCAGTGCCGCCAGCAGCGTGCCGGCTCCTATCGTCAGCCCCGCCCGCTCCTTCGTTGCCGTCGCCATATCACGAATCCTTTCGCGTCAGAGACACACCAACCAGAATGCCCAGTGCGAACGTCGCAGCGAGCGAAAACTGACCAACAGAAAGCCAGACCCAATCGGTGATGCTCACAGTGCGGCCCCCGCATCGGTGTCGTCGTCCTCGAGCAGCGGCCACCGTGGCTCGTTGACCGCCTCGATGTGCTCGAAGTAGCACGCCTGCCGTACCAGCCGCTGCTGCAGCTGCACGATGGCGTCGGCGGCACCCAGCATCACGTCGGACTGCCACCGCAACTGGTTGCGAACGCCCCTCCTAGTCGTCCTCCGAACCGCATGGCTGCACGCTTGGGCAATCTCACGCAGGCCGCTGATGAGCTCGTCGTTTGTCATGACAGCACCTCGATGTTGCGGGGCTTGCCCGGCGTGCGGCGGATGAAGCCCTTTCGCTCCAGAGCGTCGAGATGCACCGTGGCGGCGTGCGGGCTCTTCGCCCCGATCGCCGAGGCGATCTGCCTGCACGTCGGCGAGTACAAGGCCATGTTGGCCCGAATGAAATCGAGCACTTCCTGCTGGCGAGCGGTAAGCCGCTCCTTGGCGGTCTGCGTCATAGATCCTCCTCCTTGAGTTTCAGAGTCGATGCAAGCGCGGCGACTTCGGCGGGCCGCCGGTACGGTGCGGGTGCCATGCGTGCGAACTCCGCAGCCTTGCGATCCAGGGCCGCCTTTCGCTCCACGTCCTCGGGACGCTTGCCGGTCTCCCGGTTCGTGCCGCCCTTGTCCTGGCACCGCTGCAGCCAGCCGACGATGAACCGCCGCCAGTTGCGTCGGCCCGCCCGGCTTGGGTTCGCCTTCAGCCAGGCCGTCGCCTTGGCGAGCTCCTGGGCCAGCACGGCACCCGGGTACGCCTCGGCCCACTCACGGCGGTCTGCGTCCGTGATGCCGGTCCACCCGGCTTCAGCCGTCCACGACACTTTTGGCTTCGCCGGCGTGCGAGACGCCTTCGGCGGATCGCTCGTCGGAACCGGCGCAGCCGGTTGTATCTCTCTCTTCTCCTCTCCTGTCTTCTCTTCTCCTGTATGTAGTCCGATTTTTTCTGGACATTTTTCGGACAAACCTCGGACAGCCCTCTGCGACGACTTGCGCCGGGCGTCTTCCAGCCTGGCTTTTGCAGCCTTAGAGAACCGCTTTTCCCAGCCCTCGATGACGATGGTGCCGTTCAAAAACGTCACCCAGCCGACTCGCTCAACAGCGAGCCAGAACGCTTCGTCGCCTCCCGCCACGGCAGCGACACGCCTAGGCGTTGCCCTGATCGTGCCGTCCGACGAGTTGAGGGCAGCCCATGACCACAACTGGATGAGACGCCAGCAGACTGCCTCAACAGGCAGCCCGGTGTCGTCCACCAGCTCGAGCACCTCGGGCTTCGTGCCGAGGTTGCAGTCAAGGGGAATCCATTCACCGGCCATCCGTGGCCTCCTTTAGACGATCACTGCGTGCCGATCGGTCGTCAGCGGGCTCGCCAGATACTCCTCAATCGTCATCACGTTTCCGTTGACGCCGCGCTGGTGGTTGTGAGCGCGGCACTCGATCTGACCGTTCTCAACTGTGTCTGCTCCGCCTCTGCACCGAGGGATGATGTGCCCCCACTCGACGCTGCCGCAGCACGGCCCTTTGCCTCGGTTTTTGAAGTAGCACTCTTCACCGTGAGCAAGGGCGATCTGCACCTTCATGCGATTGGACCTGCCCTTGCGGTAGTTAATGGCCCAGTGAAGAACGTCGTCGATGCCCCACGGGAACTTGCTGTCTCCGAACAGGTGCATCCAGTTCCAAAAGACTTGACCAACAGCTCGGTGACGGTCTTCTTTTCTTGTGCGATCACGGCCACCAAGGTTGGACCTGTGGATGGCCATGCACAGCCGAAGTTCTTCAAATGTCATGACGCTGTGATCCTCTTGGTTGCGATGTCTGAAAACTTCTCGCTTTTCTCAATGCCGACGTACTTCCTTCCGTTGCGAACGGACGCAACGCCTGTCGTGCCGCTGCCGTTAAACGGGTCCACAACAAGGTCGCCGGGCATCGACGCGCAAAGCACGATCGGTTCGACCAGGGCCAACGGCAGCTGCGTCGGGAAGTCGGGGATCCGCTCAGAACAGGTGCCGGTCAGCCGCGGGATTTGCCACACGTCGTCCCAAACCTTGCCGCCGGCTGACGCGCGGCTGTCGCCGTACTTGGTCTGCCTGTCGCTGGGGCGAGTCACTGCCTCGGGATTGAACACGAACGCTGCCGGGTCTTTGACGGCATAGAAAATGTGCCGACTGGTCCTGTTGAACTTGTTCGAGCAGTTGACGCCGAACGTCTCGTACCACTTGATCCACGAGCGGACCGTGTAGCCCGTGGACTTGAGTTCGACGGCGTACTCAGCGGCGTACTCGTCGCCAATCATCACCCACAGCGAGCCGTCATCGGTTAGGCAGTCCCAGCACAGTGCGAACCACTGCCGAACCCACTTCATATAGGCGGAGTCAGACAGCCTGTCGGCTTTCTCGCCGTCTCCGTAGTCGATGCCGATGTTGTATGGCGGGTCGGTAAAGATGAGCCGCGCCGGGCCGTGCTCGTCGCGGACAGACTCTAGCCCTTGGATAACGTCGCCGTTGATAATCGACCACTTCGGGCGATCTGACTCGTGACGCTCGGCCGCAGCCTTGGCAGCCTCGTCAAGCTCCTTGCGTCGCTTGGTGCTACGGATCTCACGCAAAGCCTCGGCAGGCTTCATCTCGCCCAAAACAACCTTCTTTGCTAAGTCAGGACGCTTGGCGATCTGGTCTGCACGCGCCATCGTAGCCGGCGAGACCTTCGCTTCGGCGGCGCGGGCTTCGCGCGCCACGGCTCGGCCTCCGTCAGATTTCAACCGCTGTTCACTATGGACAGCGGTTGTTTTTTTCTTAACGGCGTTCTTGTTTCCGGCCTTCGAGGCCGACATTTTTTCGCGGCCATCTTCCGCGATCTTCGCCAGCCGTTTCGCCCACTTCTGAGAGCCCTCCTCGCATTGTCGGTAGATCAGGGCTCTAACGGTTGCCTCTAAATCGCGCCTTGCGCCATTCATTGACCATGCGTAGGCCCATGGGTCGCCGTCAAAATTGCGAAACTGAAGAGCAAAGCCAAGTTCCTGCACAGCCTTAGCGCGGTTACGGCCGTCAAGAATCATTCCGTCGCACAAAGTAACGGGCTCACGCTGTCCATTCTCGCGTATATCGGCCAGCAGTTCCGCATAGCGAGCATCGTCCATCATTGGAAACGCATCCGCGGCAGGATGGTTCTTCTGTAAGGTCATCGTTGCAATCATCGAAAGGACTCCTTTAAAGCTGCCACCCTCCACACGCTCGCCATCCGCCCACTCGTCGTCCGCCTGGTGCCGCACTCCACAACGAGCCCGAACCGGGCCAGTTCGCCACGTCGTGGCCGTTGCGTGCTGGGGTTCATGCCGAGCTTGTGCTGCATCTCCTCGTCGGTGAGTCCCTGCGGCCACGCCGCCAGGAACTCGAGCACGCGCCGCTGCATGGCGTTCAGCGTCGCCGGGCTCAGAGAGTCGGCCGCTGCGGCCGAAGTGATCGTGCCGTTTGACGGGGCACGCTGTGTAAACAGCGGGCCAGCCGGGGCGTCTTCGATGCCGTAGTGGTTCACAACGAATCCTTTCGTGTATTGGCCGCGTCTCGTGCGGCACCCGGCGTCGGCCTTGGCAATGGAGTACGAACCAATCCGACGCTGCGGCGATTACGTAGGGATTCACCGCAACCCTGCTCGCCGGCCATGCATGACGGCCGGAACGCCACGAGCCTGGCGTGACTACAGGTTCTCGCCGTAGCGAGCCTCCATCTGGTTGTCGTATTCGTCCTCGCAGCCGGCCTTGCGAGCAGCGCCGGCGTTGCCCGGCACGGCCGGCACTGAGCACGGCGTCGGCACCCTGCATGGCTCATACGGGGCAAACGGATCGCTGGTGTCTGCGTCCGCAGACAGATCCGCTTCGAGCTCAAGACGTGCACGCCGGTGCCGAAACTCTCGATCACGAAGGCTCATGCCGTCACCTCGTGCTCAGCGGCCTCGTGGGTGAACTCCGTGCCGCTGTCCTCGGAGCCAATCAGCATCTCGGCCTTGTGATGGATCAGGGCCACGAGCTCGTCCTTGGCGGCCTCGCTGAAGACGCCTTCGGCGTGCCGCTTGTCCACCAGCGTGCGGATGGCGTCGAGCATCTCGAACGTCGTGGCCCGGCTGACCGCCAGGCGGGCCTTGCCCATGGGATCCTCGGGCACGACCGGGGCCGCAGCCGTGACCTTCACCACGCTGGGCGTCGGCTCACGCACGGGCTCTGGCTGCGGATAGTCCTGGGCCTCCTCGGCCGTCACCAGCCCCTTGAGAACGTCGGGGAACGCATCACGCAGGGCGAAGCCTCTGGCACGCAGCTGCAGCATCCGGCGTGGGTACTGCGTCCACGGGCCGCTCTTACCCCACAAGCCGGCCTTCTTGGCGTCCGCCACCGAGAACCGGGCCACGGTCGGCTTGTCGTAGCCTCGCCGTTTGGCCTCACACCAGGCCGCCATGGCCTCGCCGTCGCCCTCGATCTGCTCTCGGACGTACTCGCAGACCGGGCTCGCCATGGCCACGGCCAGGGCGGCGTCACCCCAGATCGCCGGCCGCCCGTTGATGCACGCGATGTTTTGGAGCGACTGCATCGGGCTCAGGCCGATCTCGCTGCCGTGCTGGATGGCCAGCAGGCAGGACTCCGGCTTGCCACGAAAGTCCTTCGGGGCGAAGTCCGACTTGGCCACCATGGCGGCGAAGCGGAAGGCGTCGTCAAAAGTGGCGAGGGCCAGCCCCCTCGTTGGCGTCGTGTTGGTGCTCAGTTCCGTGCTCATCTCTGCGTCCCTTTCTGCGTGGTTTAAATGCCGGCTGGCGTCCTGCTCGCCGGCTCGTTCGTGCGTCCCTGCTGCTCGAGCTCCGCTCGACTCCTTCCGCCGTCCGGTTCCACCAGGCGGCGGTCCTTTCTTCGGTCAGTGCGTCACGTCACGGGCCGAGACGGCCAGCCAGCCTCCGCCCACGTCGAGCGTGAGCCGGTCGCCATCGGTCCACTCGATGCGGCCCTGCCACCGCTTGCCTGCGGTGCAGCCGCTGACGAAGTCGCCGACGGCGTAGGTGGGCTTCGGTGCAGGGCTCGGCGTCTGCTCGCCGAGGCCGGCGATGGCGGCGAGGTATTCGTTTTCGTGGGGGCTGCTGTGGTTCAAAATCATGGGGGCTCTCTCCTTGGGTGGGGTAGTGTACGAGTGTCCACTACCGAGGCAAGATGCTGTACCAACTTTCCAGTGCATAGTGCAGGTATCTACGAAATGCGAGCAAAAAAAGAGACGACGATGGTGGCGATGTCGAACACTGCTCGAGCCAGTGTGCTCTCGGTCCCAAGCTGCTGGCCGAGATGCACCAGGCTCAGGGCCACCACGATGTCGTTCCACGTCACTCGCTTCATGCCGTTCTCCATGCGTGCAAAAAGGTAGTGCAGTTATCTGCGAAACGTCAAGAGGGACTTGAGAAGTTTTTCTCAGCCAGGGAGTTCAGCCCTTCTTGCCGGTCGGCGGGCGGCCTGGTCGCGTGCCAGCGGCTCGCTCTGCCGCAATCGCCTCGGCACGCTCTCGGAGCTCTACGGCGTCGTACACGGGGCACCGCTTGCCAAAGCGATGGTCTGACCAGATGTCGCCCTCCCGGGCCAGCTGCCGCAGGTAGCCGACGCCAACGCCCAGGATCTCGGCCGCCTCGGCGGTCCCGACAAGCTCCCGCTCGGTCTCCGTTGCCATGTCCATGGCCATGAGTTTAGCGGGCTGTCCAGAGGGTGTCCGTTTCTTCTTCGCCATCGTCCCAGCCTCTGCCGCACGCCAATCCTACGGGCAACCCGCATTGCCGCCCGCACTCGAATCTCTGTACAGTACCGCAGCCGGCCGAAACCGGCGATCTTTCTAGCGGATGGGGTGTAGTTCGTGATTGTGTACACCTGTACAGATGGGTATGCTTGGGGCAAAACAAAAGGTGCTTAGCCATGACACTCAGAGAGCTCTTTCTTGATCGGATTGCCCCGCTGAAAAACCTGAGCGACCGGAGCATCACGATGTACTGCTCCACGCTGGACAGGTTCGCAGATTACCTAGGCCATGAGCCTACCGTGGACGACCTCGACGACCTCGTGGCGTCGAAGTTCCTGCGGTGGCGGGCCAGCACCATCCACGACAAAAAGCGGGGCCTGATCTCGCCGGCCAGCCTAGCGAAAGACTCGGCCCACCTGCGTAGCCTGTGGACGTGGCTCGCCAAGAAGCGGTGGAAGAAGACGAACGGCGAACTGCTGGAGTTTCCCGACTACGCCCGGCCCCGCGTCCCCAAGCCCGTACCGAAAGCCTACAAGGCCGAGGAGCTCAGCCGGCTGATTCAGGCCGCCCGGCACCGCAAGGGGCTTGTGGCGGGCAAGCCGGCCGCCTGGTACTGGATCACGAAACTGCTGGCGATGTTCCAGACCGGGGAGCGGATCGGCGCGGTGCTCGAGCTCAGGTGGGCCCAGGTAGATCTGGAGCAGCACACTCTGACGTTCCTGGCGGCGTCGCGTAAGGGGCACCGGGAGACCATTACACGGCCGATCACGCCGGCCCTGTCTCAGATGCTGGCGATGCACCAAGGGGCTCTCAGCGAGCGTGTGTGGCCCTGGCGGGACGACCGTGAAATGCTGTCCTGCTACGGCAGCCTCAAGGTGCTGTGCCGCACGGCGGGCGTGCCGTACAAGCCGTTTCACGCCATCCGCAAAAGCACGGCCTCGTACCTGAAGCGGGCCGGCGTGTCGGCCAAGAAGCAGCTGGGGCACAGCAGCGAGGAGATGGCCGAAAACCACTACTACGACGAGGAGATCACGGGCCGGGAGTCTAACCTAGACCATCTGCCTGACATCACGCAGCCGCCCCCCGGCGGCCCCGGCAAGCCACGGTAGCCCGGGGAGTGAGCGCATGCTGCCGACCTAGAAAACACGGCAACCGCTGGATGATCACGAAACCGATTTCGGGATCATCCATGACAGGCACAGGGCGAGCGACGCGGGGAATCCCACATGTGAACGTTTGTGATCCATCCGGCAGGGGATACAATGACAAAACGGCAACGGGGTGCAACCCGCTGCCGTTTCTAACCGCGCCCGTTGTAGGAGAACGAACATGGCTGAACATCAAGATAGCAGCGAGGCCGAAAAACTTTCGGTTGAGCGCAGGAGGCTGGCGGGCCGCAAGAAGTACAGCAGAGCCTTTGAAAAAGATCCTGAATACAACAAGAAGAAATACCAGAGGCAAAAAGAAAAACGAAGGCTAGGTCTTTTGCCGCCATTGAAACGTCGAAAGCAACGCAAGCATTGCAGGCGATCAACAGAGCTTTCTAGGCAGCGTGACAAAAGAAAGTACGCGAAAAACAAGCGCAACATTATAAGCAGGGTAGTCAGGCGACAAAGAGAAAGGTATGCGACAGACAAGGAGTATGCCGCGTGCCAAAGCTTGCGGTCACGCATGCGATACGCGATAAGGTCGCAATCAACTAAGAAAACAGCGCGTACGATTGAACTACTCGGCTGCACGGCAAAAGAACTTGCGTGTCACATAGAGTCGCAGTTTGCAGAAGGAATGTCCTGGAGCAACCGGAGAGAGTGGCACATTGACCACATCATCCCCGTTTCGGCGTTTGATCTTACAGCCGAAGAAGGGCAGCGGGCCGCCTTCCACTACACAAACCTTCGCCCTTTATGGGCACGCGACAATAGAGTGAAAAGCTCAAAGCCACCAGTAATGCAGCGAAGATTTTGCTTTGGCTATGTGACCCTGGCAGACGAGCGTCGAGCCGAGGCGCGGAAGGGAGGCCAGGCCACGGAAAGGAGACGTGCCTAGCCTGCAACCTTCCGGCCCGGCTCAGTAGACCGTGGTGCGTCTTTCTTCCGCCCTGGCCCGCTGCACTGCGGCCTCGCCCTTCAGCCGGCTCACCTCGGCCAGCAGCCGCAGCACGTCAGCGGCCAGCGTGCCGCTCGTGCCGGTGTAGGCACCGGAGAACTTGCGGGCACGCAGTTCGCACTCCAGCAGGTAGGCGTCGGGCAATGGCTCAGGCACGATTCGCCTCACGCAACTTGAGCAGGCAGATGAGCGACCAGTTGGCGGCGTCGATAAGAGCGTTCTCGTAGTCCACCGGCTGGCCGTTGGCGTACCGCTGCATCCGCACGACACAGTCGGACAGATCGCACAACGCCCGCCGCCAGGGCTCCACGCCGCACTTGGCCGACGCCGTGACGTTCTCGAACGGATCCGTGGCACCGCCGTATTGGCTGGTCTTCTCGTAGTGCAGCTGCCGCAACTCCTCGAGCAGATCGAGAAACGGCAGCGAGCCGGGCCGCTGCTCGTGCTGGATGCCGTCGCCCTTGAGCCGATGCTGCTCAAGCAGGTGCTCGATGTAGGGCTCGTCGGCAATGCCGTCCCAATCGACGTGTTGCGGTCCCTCGCCTTCCGCGACATCTGGCAATGGATCTGTCGCCGGCTGCGACTCGGCGTACCACTCCTCATGCGGCCTGCCTGCGGCCTGAGCGTCACGCCGCTGCTGCACGGCCTGGCGGAGAGATTCGTTGGCGGCCTCAAACGTCGTCGTCATTGTCGTCCCTTGGGCTGTCGTGGAAGGATGCTCTCAACTCGGTATGGTCTACATTCCACCGCAAGAGCATCCACCAGCCGCCGAGCGGTCTGGCACTCATGCCCTTCTCAACGGCCCAGCCGTCGGTGAGGCACTCCTGCTTGTAGGCCGCTGACCGCACAAGGTGCATTGGCCGCACCTTGGCAATGCCGGTGGGCGACAGCCGCTGGCGTGTGGCCTCGATCAGCGTCCGCTGGTGGACGTGGCCGGCGTGGATGCAGTCGGCGTCAACGTCCACCAAGTAGCGGCTGTAGTCGATCACGCCCCGGGTGACGGGGCCGCCGCCGCCGTAGCCGTGGTGGTACCAGAGTCGGTACAGGGCCGAGTTGGTCTTGCCGGTCTTGGCCCTGAACAGCACCCAGCCGGCGTAGCCAGCGTGACGCACCTTGCTGCCACGCATCCGCAGCTGCTCCACGAGCCTGGTCGTCAGGCACGTCTCCATTCGCTTACGCACCGCTGTCTCATGGTTGCCCGGCGTGATCAGGGCCATCTGCTCACGGTAGGGCTCCAGCCACTCCGCACACTGCGTGACGATATCGTCGTAGTAGTTGCCGCGCTGAAACTCAGGCCGCACGTCCCACTTGCCGTTGGATCTCGGGTCGTACTTGCCGCCCATGGCGTCGAAGTGGTCGCCGATGCTCAGCACGGCAGCGTTGATTTCTTTGGCCTTGCGGAGATCAGCAGAGAGCTTGTCCCGGTCGCACTTCACGCTGTCCCAGTGCCAGTCGCTGGACAAAAGCACCCACAGCCGGCTGGCGAAGTCGATGCGTGTGACGCCACCGTCAAGCGTGGTGACAAGCCACGGGTCGCTGGCGTTCTTTCGGCGAAACGTGCCGGCCGATCTAGCCATCCTGCACCTCCCGGTAGCCGAGACTCCACAGCACCTTGGCGATGTCTTTTCCTTGCTGCTCGACGTGCTCCTCGCTCTGCGTCGGATTCAGTGCGTGCAGCAGTTCATGCACCAGCACCTCGAGCTTCTTGCGGCCACGCATGCGGGCGTCGAGGATGATGCGCGGGTGCTTGGCCTTCTGGGAGAACGTGTAGCCGTAGGCCGCACCCTTGAGCGTGGTGAAACGCAGCAGCCACCGCTCGTCGCCGTTGAGTGTGAAGACGTGATCGTCGGCCACGGCGTGCCCTTTCGCTTGTCACCGTAGCGGTGGCGTCAACCAATGCCGATGCGGCGGCCGAGCTCGTTCAATGCCTCGGCTCGCTTGGAGCACCCGCACGGGCGTCCCAGCACCTTGCTCACCCGCTGCTCGGTAATGCCGATGGCAGACAGCCCGGCCTTGACCATGTCGCCCAGGCCCGCCTTGGACTTCGGGTACGCCGGGTGCGTTTCGTCCACCGTGATTGTGTCGCCGTCCTCGCTGACGATGCACGCACGCACGGCGTCGAGCGTGGTGCCACGCTCACGGCATCGGGCCTCGAAGGCGGAGCGGCGGCCGGTGATCATGGGAACTCGTTGCAGATTGGATCTTCGTCGGGCAAGAACGCTTGGAAGTCATAGCACTCCGGTGGGCTAAGGCAGGTGCCTTCAATCGGATTTGGAGCTGTTGACGACTCTTGCTCAAAGTCTCCGTCTAGGTATTCGCTCGTGACATCTGACCACGAAGGATCTTCGCCTTCGGGGCAGAGGATGATCATCAAGCGATATCGAGTCATCGACTCTGTGTAGATCAGCGTTGAGCCCAGTTCCGGCGGTATCTCACAGCAGCAAGTGCGTGTCGCAACGTCAGTCACAAGTGCCCAATTGCACTCAGCAATTGCAGCCGCAGCGCCGGGCTTCCATGCAAGACCGCCAGGCAGAGGGTTAGGCCGAGAGTACGTCTTGGATCGAGAAGATGGACTAAACCCACCGCCAGGAAAGTTGACCGCACACTGGCCTGTGGGCTCGGCAAACGTGGTTTCGCTCTGGTCGTCAGGAAACTCGCAGTTTAGGCACGGATCGCACGGAGGCGGCGGCACGCAGCACGGGCACACCATCACGGCACCCGGATGCGTAGGAACGTGGCGGTGACTGTGCCGGTGATGAACGTCACGCTCGACATGCCCGAGGCAAAGACAGCGGTAGCAGTGCCGGATGCAACCTGCACATTGGCGGTCGAGACGCTGACACTCTGCACGGCCGTCGCCGTGCCGTTGGACTTGGTGACGCCGACAGTGATCGAGCAGTCAGCGGTGTTCAGCGACGCCGTGACGGACACGTCAGACAGGAACGTGATCGTTGCAGTGTTCGCCGTGACGCCTGACACCACGGTGGCATTGGCAGTGCCGCTCACGTAAGTGGCCGTAGACGTACCAGTGGCGAAAGACGCCGTGGCCGTCTGCGTGCCGAACACTGCCGTCCGTGCCTCCAACTTCGGCACGACTAGCCACCAGTTCGTTCCTTCACGCCCGACGATGCAGTCTTCGTTGCTGTACGCCGTCAGCGTGATCGGCCACGACAGGTTAACGACGTTGGCCGTAGCCGTCGGCACGAACTTGAACGTGACTACCTTCGTGCTGCCAATCGGCCACGAGCCCGAGAACGTCGCCGCCCGCACCTGCTTGGGGGCGCGATCCTCAAACCGCTTGGCGAACGTCAGCGGCGAAGCCGCCGGGGGCGTCAGTTCGGCCTGACGCACCACGCCCGCAATCCGCTCTGCGGATTCCCGGGTAAACTGCACGGCGTCGAATGGGCCTTTTCTGCGTGCCATGTCAGGCGGGCGGCGTGCCGAAGAGCGTGGTGAAGTTGGCCACCTGATTCACTCGACGGGGCAGCACGTCGGGCTGTCCGCTCACCTGCTCGCCCAGATATAGGCCGACAGGGTTGGCCGACGCCACCCACTCGCCGTTCTCGAAGTCGAACACCATGGCCCGCCGCTTCTGGCCGTCTCTGAGGTAGTTCCAGCCCACGTCAGGCAGCTGCAGCACCCATCCGGTCTGGCGGTACATGAGCTCGATCTGCGTGGCCCAGTACGAGTACGTGGCGTTGTTGAAGAGCTCGATGGTGAATGTGGAGTTGACGCCCGCACACTTCCACGAATACGCCGCACCGCCGAAGTACGTGTCGTCGTTGACTGTGTTGGTGGCGGCCATCTGTGACGACGGGAAGGCGGTGTAGTTCCTGCGGATCGTCGCCCGCACCATGGCCTCGTCGGTAGTAATGCCCTCGAAGTAGTCGTAGGCAGAGTTGGTCAGTGGCCGCAGGTCGCCATTGCCCGTGCCGTGGTAGTAGTAGAGAGCCGGCACCTGGCTGGGCTGCGACTCAAAAGACCACTCAGCAGCACGAGACGCCGGGGCCAGCAGTTCGTTGGCCGTCACATTGCCGTACTCGGCCACAACCTCGACGTGGTACGGCGAGTCGTTGAACCGCTCGTTGATGACGATCTTTCGCAGGCCGAGAGCGGACCACGTCGGATGCACGTTGCCGAACGCGCTCAGGTTCATATCGACGTTGCTGAGAATGTCCGTCTCAGTCAGCGGCGTGTTCTGCAGCGTGTTGTCCGTGAGCGTCACGGCCCAGCGGCGAGTCGCTACCGGCTGCGTGCCGAGCGTGAAGTCAGACGAGCGTGCCAGTTCGGTGACGGATTGGATTGGCATGACTACAGCCTGACGTTCTGCTGTGCCCTCGGGTCTAGCGTCAGCGAGCCGCCGACGATCCCCACGGGCGAGTTGAAGTAGTTGGCCGCCGCCTGGCCGATGCCAGTGGCGATCCGCTCGAGCAGCTTGGTCTGTAGCCGCTCCTGAATGAGCCGGGGATCCTGGGCGTTGGCCGTCAGGTTCAGCACCAGGGCGGCACCCTCAGCGGTGCGGATGTCGCTGCCAGTGATGGTCTGCGAGCCCAGCGTGTTCAGCTTGGTGAGCCGCTCTTCCTGTCGCTTGGCTTCGGCCTCGGCGGCCTTCTGCTGCTCTTCAAGCACCTTCTGCTGGTACTTGAAGATTTCTTCCTGCACACGCCGCTGCTCGTTGGCGGCGGCCTCGGCGGCTTGGCGTTGCTGGTCGGCGTATCGCTCTTGCAGACGCAGGGCGTCTTCCTGTGCCTTTTCTTGGTCACGCTTTGCTTGGTCTGCGTCTTTCTTTTTCTCTGCCCGAATCTCCTCTAGGTTCTTAATCTCGTTGTTGAACAGTTCCTGCTGCCGGGCCACCTCGGCGTCAAACGCCTCTTTGTTGAGGATGCCGGCGGATGCCTGCTCTTGGGCAGCGGCGATGCCTTCCTGCAGACGTAAGGCAGCGTCGAACCCGGCCTGGCCGAACTCCTGAGACTTGGCAATGAGCCCGTTGATGTTCTCGTCAACCGCTTGGAACGCAGCCTGAAAGCCCTGGCCGAAACCCTGCGCAAGAGCCTGCTGCTGGTCTTGGAGTTTGCCCTGCAACTGGTCGAGCTCGCCTTGGCGGGCGGCAGCGGCGTCAGCCTCGGCGACGTTGTTGGCCTCTCGTGCTGCGGCCAGCTGCTCCGACACCCTCGCCTGCTCACGCTGCACGACCAGCAAGTCTTGTTCGATGCGTGCCGCCTCGTCGTTTGTCTGCAGCAGCTGGTCGAGCCGCTTACCGTCTGCGTCGGCCTGGGCCTGTGCAGCGTCGGCAGCCTCCTGCCGCAGCTGCCGCTCCTTGGTGATCTCGCCGTTCAGCCGCTCCATGAATCCGTTCATGATCTCGATCTGGTCGGCAGTCAGTTCGCCCTCTGCCGCCATCTGCGAGAACGTGGCCAGCGTTGCCTGCGACTGCTGCAAGAACTCAGACGCGCCGCCCTCGGCGGTGGACAGGAACTGGTCAAGCTCAGCAGTGGCTGAGGTAAGGTTGGCCTGCAGGCGAACCTCTGGAAGGCGAGCGTTCTGAATCTTTGCCCGCAAGCCTTGCAAGAACTCAGACGCTGCTCCCTCGCCAGCCTGGGCGGCGGTTCCACCTTCGCCAGTAAAGATGCCGACGAAAGCCCTTCCTGCGTTAGAGGCCGCGTCCTCAAGCTGCCGAGAGTTCTCCTGAGTTGCAATCATCGCCTGTCGGGTCAGTTCTTTGCCGTACTGCTCAAGGTCGTCGCTGACAAAGCTACCCAGCGTCTCAATGATCTTTCCCAGTGCTGCTGAAAGGGCGTTGCCGGCAAGTTCAAAAACGTTGGCAACTGTTCGCAGTCCTTCTGACACAAACACGAAAGCACTTGCTGACGAGCTAAAAGTTTCTGAGGTCGTTTGCAGTGATAGGCCAAGACTGTCGAAACGGTTTATGAAATCGTCGAACACGGCAGCAAAGTACGTGGCACCCTCGAGCAGCACGTCAGTGATGGCATTGGCGATGCCGGTGCCGCCTTCGCCTTGTGCTCCGCTCCACTCCTCAACGAATCGCAGGAACTCGTTGGTGACGGCCGTCACGGCCGGCGCAAGGTTGCCAATCACTTGGCCCACGATGCCGTTGATGGTTGCGGCTACCAAGTCAAAGGCGTCGTTCATGTCGCCGACGTTGTTGACTTGCGTTTCGCTGATGATGATGCCGAGCCGCTCGGCACGGGCCTGCAACTCTTCGATGCTAGCCGCCCCTTCACGAAACAGCGGAGCCAAAGCGGCACCCTGCTTGCCGAAGATGGCGACAGCGGCGGCAGCACGGTCAGCGGCCGTCGGCAGCTGAGAGATAGCCTGCCCGATCTCTGAGAACTGCTGCTCTGGCGACAACGCCCGCAGTTCTGCCAGCGACAGGTTGATGCCCTTGAGAGCCTTGTCGAGTGCGTCGCCCGGCGTGGCCTTGCCGATGTTCACCGCCAGCCGCTGCACGGCGGTGCCGAACTGCTCGGTGTCCACGCCGGCAAGCTTCGCCGCCAGCGAGTAGCCCTGCAGGGCCTCGATGCCAATGCCTGTCCGTGCAGACAGGTCGTTGAAGGCGTCGGTGCTTTGGGCAATGTTTGCCACCAGCGACGTGACGCGGCTGGCCACGTCACGGAACACGTTGGCGATGGCCTGCACGCCGCCCACGAACAACCTGCCGAGCTCGATGCCGGCGAGGATCTTCGTATTGCGGGCCAGCGACTCCAGGCTGGTGTCGGCCTTCTTGGCGTTGTCGCTCGTCTTGTCCAGATCCCGCTGGGCCTTCTCTAAGGCTCGGTTGTACGTTTCCTGCGAGATGCGGCCGGCACGCAGCTGGTCGTTGAGCTCGTCAACCGCCTGGGTGTACCGCTCCTGCGGGCTGATGTTCGCACGGGTGATCTCGGACGCACGCTGCAGGAGCTTGGTTTCCTTCTCAATCTCCTTGCCAAGGTTGGCATACGCTTCGGCAAACTGCTTGGCGTTGATCTCGCCGCCCTGCAGCTGCGTCACGAGTGCGTCGAAACTTGCAGCCGCAGCACGCTGAGCGTTGGCCGCTGCTTCACTGCTACCGGCGAACTGGTCAAAAACGCTCGTGAGTTTGTCGGCGTTCTGCCCCAGCTTCTCAAGCGCCCGCTCGGCCGGCGTGAGGTTCTTCACCACGCCAGAGGCGTCGGCGGAAACCTTCATCGCAAGTGAGAGGATGTTGGCCATGGCTGCTACTGCTCAAAGATGCCGGCAAGCTTTGCAAGCTCTCGGGCCATCTCCTCTGATGTCTGCGGTGGCTTCTCGGTCGGTACGAAATCGGACGCCTTCGGTGCTTTGCCTTTCTCGCTGTACGGTGCGAGCACGGCACTGGTGAGCAAGCCTGTCTGCTGCCACGGATCCGGCAGAGCGTGAAAATAGCGAGTGAACGCCACCCACTCACTGAGCTCTTGCGAGTCCATGCGGCGAGACAACTCCCGCACCGTCATGCCTAGGTGCCCGGCGAGGCGGAAAAGAAACCTCCGCATCGGCCGGGTCTTCAGTTTTTTGCCAGTTCCTCCACGTCGCTCTCGGTCATGTTGTTGTGCTTCATCGCCTTCTCGAAGAGCTTCGACACCACGGCCGAAGACTTCTTCGCCAGCTGCTCGATGCCCTGCTCGTCGAAGAGCCGCTCGCCACTCTCGGGGTGGCACAGGCAGCGGGCCAGGTACTTCGTTCGGAAGTTGTCGATGCCACGCTCCTTGTTGCCGATCCACTCCTTCTCGTAGGAGTCCCGCTCCTCGACGGTCATCACACGGATGCCGAGCACCAGCGGCTTACCGCTGGCGTCCTTCCACTCCCGCACCGTCACCTTGAGCACGGACAGATCGTCCGAGGCGAGAATCTGGGCGGCGAGTTCCTGCACAGTCAGGGCCATGAAAATCTCCTAGGCTTGGACTCTGAGCGTGACGCCGTAGCGGGTCACGTCGTTCACCACGCCTTGAAACGTCAACTTCTCAAGCACTGCCGTGGCACGGTAGGCAAACCCGCCGCCAGCAATCGTGACGAGCGAGCGGACGCCGTAGTTGGCGGTCGAGACGTTGGCCGTTGCAAAGCACGACATCTCTATAGTGCCTAGGTCAAGCGTCCACGTACTGGCGCGAGCCAACGGCAGAGCACCGCCGTGCGTCACGCGCAGATCGAAGACTTCGCTGAACGCGACGCCGTTCCACGTCGCCGTGACGCCCGCTGCGTACTCAGCCATGACGGGCCTCCGTCAGGCTTAACGATCAATGAGGATCGTCACCTGGCCCCGGATGGCATCGTTGGTGGCGAGCGTGAGCGTCGAGCTCTGCACCGTGCCGCCCTTGCTCAGAAGCGAAGAGCCGCCCACGGTGATGGACAGCGTGCCGGTGGACTTGTCGTTGATGAGGGTGGTGCCGACGTAGTCGAACTGCACCGTGCGGCCGGTGTCGCCAGACGCAGAGCCGGCCAGCGGCAGATCGAGAGTCCTGGCGGTTTCGCCGGTGGTCTGGCCCAGGTGGGCCACGTTGATCTTCTCGTCCTCGGCAGCCGGGTCGGTGAACGACACGACGATGTTCGTGACGGTGTACCTCGTGGCGGTCGTCGGCCACGTCACCACCGTACCGGCACCATCATGCGGCGTCTCGAAAGCCATCGCTTATATCTCCTGCCAGAGGATCGAGTACTGTTGGTTAACCGTGAGAATCGGCGGCAAGTCGCCTCCCGCCAACTGCACCACGCCGTCCGATTCCGTGTCCAGAGACACGTTCCTGACGCTCACGTAGTTTTCCACAGCCGTGCCGTACCCATCCAGAACCGAGCGGCATCGGTCGGCGATGTCTCGGGCCTCGCCGTACGTCTCGGCGTACACGTCCACCGACAGCAGCACCACGCCCATCCCCATGGGGCCGGATAGCGTCTGCGTCCGCTGGATGCCCGTGCGACGCCAAGTGATGAACGGCAGCGCGGCCGAGGCCGGTGCCACGACGGGGTAGACACGCTGGCCCACGACGGCCGCCACGGCGGGGTCGGCCACCAGGGCGTTGGCCAGCAGCTGCTCAGGTGACTTGAGTGGCATGGTGGCTAGCCTCCAATGATGCCGCTGATGGTGCCGGTGCTGGACTGCGTAATCTTGGAGATGGCGGCCTCGATCGAGATGCTGAGCTCACGCCGCAGGATCTCGGCCACTTGGTTTTTCGTCTGCTCGAAGGCGGTCTGCACGGGCGGGCGGCCAGCCACACCACCCGGCCGAACTCCCGGCAGGCGGATAGCCCCCTGGCCCTTTTTGCCCTTCATGAAAAAAGCGTAGGGCTGCGACTTGCTGCCGTCGGGGTAGATGTCGAACGGCCCACGGGCGGCCAGGCTGGAAGCGATGACTGCCCCCTGGCCAGCCTTCACCTCGTGGGCTTTGACCGTGGCGACCTTTCCAGACTTCATCCGCCGGGTGTGGCCCTTACGCTGGTAAGCCTTGTCCGCAAGCTTGGTGACGACTCGCTCCTTGGTGCCGAACTCAAGCCACCACTGGTGGAACCCACGGTTCTTTCCGATCCGCACGCTGCCAGCGGTGGCTGTGCCGGGCTCTCGTGGCGACTGCCGGTAGCCAATCAGGCCAACGGCCGCCCCGCTCTTGGGATACGGGACCGTCTTGTAGTGTGCGGCCCGCTTGAGATTGCCGGTGGGGCCGACGGGCGTGACTTCCCGCAGCCGCAGGTACGCCGGCCAGATGGCCTTCTCCAGCGCCGCCTCCAGCGTGGCAGCAAGCCCCGCACGGCCGTCTTGGCCGAACAGGTTTCGCAGCTGCTCGGTCTTTTGCTTCAGGTCGGTGGAGTCCACCGTGATCGAGATGAAGGCCACTAGATCGCCTCCTGGCACAGCAGCTCGTGCTCGGTGCGGTTGCCGTGCTCGAGGATGCTGACGATCTCCAGCGTGCGGCCACGCCACTGCAGACGCATCTGCTGCGTGAGTCCGGTGAGATACCGCATCCGCACCCGGTGGCTGGCCTCGGTCTGCTGCTGGCCCTGCAGGAAGAACTCACGAGCCGAGATGCCCTCGACGCTGGCCCAACGCTCAGCAAACGTGTTCCACGTCTGCGTAGCCTCGCCCAGCGGCGTGCGGCTGTCCGTGGCCTGCTGCACCGTCACACGCTCTCGGAGCCGGCCGGAGTCCATCAGTCTGGCCCCCACAGGATGAGCTTGTAGGTGCCAGTGCCAGCCCCAGCCGTCAGCATCGGCACGGGCTCGCTGTCGGCCATCTGCGTCACGGCCACCTCGCCGTTAGACGATATGAGCCGCCACGCATCGTCGCCGCCGTCGTTTAGGGTGCGGCGGCTAGAGCCACTCCACGAAAAGGCCAGCTTCAGCGGCGAGCCCAGCGACACAAGCGAGCCGGCGGCGTTGCGGTACGTGCCGAAGTTGATTGAAACGCTCGAGGTGCCGGCGGTGCCGGTGACGGCCACGACTTCGCCAGACGTGTACCCGGTGACGGACTGCAGCGACAGCACCTTCAGCCTGGCCGTGCCAGACGTGTCGTGCCAGAGAGCGTCAACAGTTATGCGGCCGTCGATGCTCATGTGCCGTGCAGCACCATTTCAAACGAAGCCGTGCCAGCCCCCAGCGGGCCGACCACGATGCCGTCGAGGCCCCCCTGCTCTGTGCCGAGAACAATCGCGTGATTGGCTGGGCAGATAGACAGTGCACTGCCAGAAGCCTCTGCCACTTGGCACCTGGTGCTACAGGAAAACACGACACGCTCCACGTCAGTAAAAGACACAAGGCTGCCGGAGGAATCTCGATACGTGCTGGGGCTGACTGCAACCGTTACTGCGGCGGTGCCGACAATGCCAGACACATAGGCACACTTGCCTTGCAGTAAAGATCCGGACCGCGCTAGTGACAGCACATTGATTGCGTTGGTGCCGTCCTTGTCGTGAAACAAGGCGTCCACCGTGATGCGGCCTTCAAGGCTCATCGGTAGGATCCCCAGCGTTGCGAGTCGAGAAGCGACTTGACGCCGAACTCAATCTCTTTGGAGATACTGCCGGTGAGCACGCTGGATCGTGACTCGTACCAGTGGCCCACGAGCATCAGGATGGCGTGGCGGATGGCGGCTGGCACACTCGTGCCGCTGGCACCGTAGCCGGCCCACCACGTCACAGCCACGGCGTTGTAGTCGTCGAGATTGGCGGGCCACGTCCCGGCACGCAGCTGCCGCACCACGCCAGGCGTCGAATTGCGGTCTACCCGGTACGCCGTCGTGGACAGCGTGGCCGTGGAGTCGTCGCCCAGCGTGTAGGTGAGCGACACCGCTGTGGTCGTGCCGCTCGTGGCAATCGGCGGCCGGGGCAGCTCGATCTCGTAGGGGAACGAGTCCAGCCGCATGGTCCACCGTGTGTTGATGAGCGTGCGGTCAAGGTACTCCTCGCACCACTCACGGGCCGCCGTAATCAGCGTGCCGATGTACGAGTCATCGTCGCTGATGTCCACACGCAGGTGGGCCTTGGCCTCGGATACCGAGACGGGCTCAACCGCCGGCGGCGTCGCTCTGGTCAGGCTGCGGTACTGCACGGGGGCGTCCTCGTTTCCTGGGCGTGGCGTCGGCCGTCTCGGCCCGGTGCTCGATGGCCGCCGTCTCGATGGTCTGCTGCTTGTCCTCGACGGCGATGCCTCGACTGATCCAATCGTTCGCCATGCCGTCGGGAACGTCCGGCAGCACCTGGCCACGCTTGTAGTGGCGGTAGCTCATCAGCATCCTTATCTTCATGATTCCCCCACCTTCCATGCAGTTTCCGGCCGCTTGCTCGTGGACGTGAACTCGTTGGCCCACTGGAACACCGGGCTTGTCAGGTTGCGGCCCGGCCACGTCACGACGTACTCGCCGTGCCCCAGCACGACACGGGGCGAGACGAACACTCGGTTGCCGCTCTCTCGCCAGTTCTTCCAGAACCAGATGTCGGGATCTAACCGGCCCGAATCGCCCCATGAGCCCTCGGGGTCTGGTTTCGACCAGAACCACGGTTTCTTGGTTCGCTTCAGGGCGGCCGTGCTAATCACCGTCAGGCCGAAGTGGGCCGTGTCCACCTCTTGAATGGGCTCGGCAAACCACGACGGTGGCAGGCTTGTGTGCCCGGCATCCGGCGGCGAATCGAGCGTGCCCTTGAGGGTGAGCATGGGGCGGCCGTCCTCACGCTTGGTTTGCAGCCCCGTGATGGCGTCACACTGGAAAGTCATCGCCATAGCAAAGAGCGTCTCCACGTCTTCCTTGGTGAAGAACGTGTCGTAATCGATGGCCAGCAGATACTCGGCCTTGTCGATGAACTGCTCGAACACCCGGGTGTTTACTTGGTCCCAGAAGCAGCCCGTGCCCAGCGTCGGCCGGATGCCCAGCGGCATCAGGGCCTGAGCCCAGGCGAAGAAGTTGCTGGTGAACCCCAGCCGGGGCATCGACAGCACGGCCTCGACTCGGATATCTACCTGCGTGTCACCGACACGGACGAGCATTGTGGCCCCTCAAATGGAAACGGCTGGCAGAGCGTAGAGCCCTGCCAGCCGTCCACTGTGCCGCATGTGTCAAGCGATCAGCCGCTGACGAGCGTGCCGACGTTCTTGGTGGCCGCCGAAAACGGAGCCTCTTCGGCACGGCCCAGACGGGCCACGCTGTTCACCGCCACGGTGTTGCCGGGCGAGGTGTACAGCGTCAGGAAGCGACGCTTGCCACGCATGTCCACGTTGAACCGAGCCACGTAGCCGACGTTCGCCCCGGTCGTGGTGCCAGCCGCCACGGTGAAGTCGGTGCCGCCAACGAACCCGCTGATGTTCGTCTGGCCGGTGCCGGTCACGTCGTGCTGCGTCAGCCGGAGAACCGGAGCCGCATTGCTGGTGGTCGCCGTGAACGGCGAGTACACCACGTCGATGGAAACGTACTCGTAGCCGAGGGTGTCGATCTCGTGGCTGTGGGTGGCCGAGGCCGCCACACTCGCCGCCGCCTTGGCGTCCGTCTTCGTCGCTGCGATCTGGATCATGGGAGCAGTTCTCCTTGAAAGGAACTAGGTTCAGGACGCCGTCTTCAGAGCGATCACCGGGCCCGCCTCGCTGGTCGAGCCGAGCGAGTGGAACACCGCATTGGCACGCACGATGCCGGTCACGAGGGTCTGGTCATACTCGACCAGCCGCTCCTGACTGACACGCAGGGCGTAACCCTGACGCAGGCCGAGGGCACCCGCCATGGCCAGGTCACCGAAGAGCACCTTGATCTTCGACGCATCCGCACCGAGCGTGCTGTTCATGACATGCACGAGCGTCACGGGGTAGCCGAGGAACGTCAGGCCGAAGCCCTGTGCCACGCTGGCGTTGCCACCCTGGCCGAGATCCAGCCGCTGCATCGCAGCGTGGTATCCGGCCGGGCTGATGTACCACCGGGCACCGGGCAGGGCGTAGCGCGGAGTCTTCGCCAGCACGGCAAGGAAGTCTTCCTTGTCGAGCGTCTCGAAGGAGTTGTTGCCGCTGGCCGCCGTCGCCACGCTGGCGGTGTACGGAGCGGTGTCGATCTTGACCGCCACGCCATGGTGGCCGCCGAAGGCCGAAACGCCCGTGCCCGTAAATACCGCCTCGTCGAGCGCCTTGGCCACAGCAAGGCTGTGCTCCGTGGCGATCAGGTCGGCGATGCCCACGCCGTCGGCCCACAGTTCGTTGCTGACCTTGGTGGCCACGCCGAACTTCTGGGCGACCAGCTGCACCTGCGTGCCGGTCATGTCGCTGTAGGTGAACTCGCTGCCTTCGCCGAGCCACGCACCGGTGACGCCGGTGAGCCGCTTCGGGATCATCAGCGTGTCGCTGGCCATCGAGAAGTTCTGCAGGGCCGTGGGGGCCACGCCGAAGGTCTCGACGTTGCGGATGATCTCGTTAGACACCTCGTCAGGCACGGCGAAGCCGCCGGTGCTGTTGACGCCTTCGACCATCGCCCGGCTCTCGACGCCGTGGTCAGCACACCACCGCCGGGCGTTGTCGTCGCCGGCGAACTTGGCACGCAGCCACTGGCCGAAACGGTACGCCGTCTCGTGCGAGCGGAACGCCTTGAGCTTGCGGCCGTCCCGCACCGGCTCGATGCGATTCTCGACCGCACGCACCTCGGGGGCCGGCGAGCAACGCTCGGCCACGCTGCGGAGATTCTTGGCCGACTCGACCACCTTGACCTCGAAGTCGATCGAAGCGGCGAGCTTCTGAGCCCGCTCGGTCAGGCCGGTGAGCTCCGCATCACGGGACTCGAGATCAGCCTGGTTGTCGGTCTGCAGGGCCGTGAGCGAGTCAATCCGCTCGGCAACGTCGTTGGCTTCGGCGCGAAGAGTCGAGAGGCGGTCCATGTGTGATCTCCAGCGGCGTGATTGCCGATGGAGTCCACTGTGCCGCTACGCACCCGGCCTCTTGCAGAACCTCATTTGAGAAACTGTTGTTTTCACAAACGCCACCGCACGAGCACCGCACCGTGGGCAACGCAGATACCGCTGCCGTTCGTCGCCGCAGGCACGACTAGAACGGCACCGCAACTTCTCGCCGCAGGTGCAGCGGGCCTCAGACATTGCGGAGCCTCAGCATGGCGGCCCACGCCTGGGCGACGCCACGCATGGCCGAACGCACGGCAGGCGTGGCCGCTGGCTCGCCCTGTGACGCCAGCCACGCTTCGTAAGAACGCATGGCCACGCCAGCACTCGTCTGCGGGTACGCCGGCACCAGGACCGGGCCAACGTCGTACAGGCCCGAAACCTCTCGGATCTGCCGCACGGCCTTGCCGTCCTCGCCGGTACGAAACGACTCGTGCTTCGGGTCCACGGTGAAGGCGAACGACGAGCCACGCACGTCACGACGCTGGATGAGCTCGAGCACGTCGGCTCGGCTCACGGGCGGCGTCACCACGTACCGCAGCCCCTTCTCGTCGCTGGACAACTCCAGCGTGCCAGACGACGTGCGGCCCAGCACGATGTTGCTGTCGTGGTTGAAGAGTGCGACCACGTCGCCCTTGCCACGCTGCCGGCCGAGAATCTTGTCGAACGCACCCGGCAGGATCTCTTCCTTGAACCCGCCCAGGTCGAGGCTCAGCCGGTTGTACACGGCGGCGTACCCCACAATGGCGGCCCGGCCGTCGGCACGGCTCTCGACCACGAGCTCGTTGTCGTCCTCAAAGGCGAAGTCCCGGCGTTCAATCTCCATCGGTCTGCTCCTCTGTTTCGGCGTCGTCCTCGAGCTCGTCGGCCGGGCTGTCCTCGGCTTCGACCACGGGCGGCTCGGCCACCGGCTCCGGTGCAGGCGGCTCCTCGCCGGCCTTGTCCAACGTGGTCATGTTCAGCTGAATGAAGTGCTTGTCTCCCTCGGGGCCGAGCGGGTTCAAGTTCTCCATCTCACGCACTTCGTTGATGCTCATCCACCCGTTCTGGATCGCCGAGACGTAGTAGGCCGAGCGGCTCGCGTGATCGCCACGCAGCAGGCCGCTGACGTTGTGCTCGGCAAAGTACGTCTCGTCGTCGTCGATCAGGTCACGGGCGATGGCCGCCTCCCACCGCTTGAGATGGGGCAGCAGACAGTGCTGCACGAACTCGGTGCCCTGCACTTCGATGTTCGAGTACGTGCTGCGGGTGAGATCCTGAATCATGTGCGGCGGCACACGAAACGCCCGGCAGATCTCGATGACTTGGTATTGGCGTGTCTCAAGGAACTGGGCCGCCTCGTTGCTCTGCGAGAGCTCGTGGGCCTTCACGCCGTTGGGCAGGATCGCAGTGCGGTGGGCTCGATCCGCACCACGGTGCATCCGCTCCCACTGTTCCCGCAGACGCTCGGCCGCCTCGACGGGGATCGGGTTGTCGCTCTCCAGCACTATGCCGGGCCGGGCACCGTTGCCGAAGTAGGTGGCCCCGTGGGCCTCCAACGCCTGGGCCAGGCCGATGGCGTTCTGGAACAGCCGGTACGTCGGGATCGGGTGGATGCCGTCGCTGGTCGTGTACCGCAGGGCAAAGATCTGCTCCTGGCGGTACACCGTCTGCCGGCCGTCCGGCTCACGGTAGAGGTAGCGAATCTGGCCGTTCTCTAGCCGCTCCTCCTCCATGCGTGACGAGTGCAGCGGCCAGAGCTCGACGACCGTGCCACGGGGGCCGGGCCGCTTCTCGGCGTACGACGCGCCGTAGTGCAGGTAGAGCCCGGTCATCCAATCCCGGAACTCCTGAGCCGTCTGCCACGGATTCGGCTGCGTGTGCAGCAGGCGGTACAGAGGATGCTCGGGCACCTTACGCTTACCGCCGGTCGTCACCCGCTCGTACAGGTGCAGCGGCAGAGACGACACCGAATCCGAAATGACACGGATGCACGCCGTGTAGGCCGAGCAGGCCATCGACGTGTCGGCGTTCACCCGGATGCCCGAAGACGTGCGGCCGCCGCCCATCTCGCTCCAGTCGATGCCACGGAGCTCGTGCATCCGGTAGTCGTTGGTGGCTGTCTCGCTCATAGCGTGATGATGTCCCAGGACTGGTCTGCTGGCTTTGCAGTTGCCGTAGCGTGGAGCCCAAGTGCCATCACGAGGCTCACGATTCCGTCTATCCGCTCCGTTGACTTCTGCTTGCTCGGCTTGATGTTTCCGGCGTAATCGCTCTGTGTCGCCACGTTCGCCGCCATCCACGACAGCACTGGGTGGCCACCGTGCCGGATCTTTTCCGAGAGCACGAGGTTCTCCAACTGCTTTGCAGGGCTCGACATTGAGGCGTAGCCCTGCCCAAATCCTGTCACATTCACCCCATCCCCTTGCAGGGCGGTAGCGAGCATGGTGGCGTTCCATCTGTCGATACCCACCTGCCGGATGTTGAACTTCTGGGAAAGCTCAAGAATGTCTCGCCGGATCACCTCGTAGTCCGTAACGTTTCCGTCAGTGGTTCGGATGTAGCCGTCACGGATCCAGCCGATGTAGTCCACCTTGTCCCGCTGCGTCCGCTCGGCTGCGTTCACCTCGGGCACCCAAAAGTACGGCAGAACGTCGAAGGTGCCGTCGTCGGCCTGGCTCACGAGCACCAACGCCGACAAGTCCGTGGTGCTGGCCAAGTCGAGCCCGGCGTACCACTCACGCTTCTCGAGCTCGTCACGCAGCTGGCCGCCGCACTTCGCCCACGCATCGGGCGACAGCCACCGCACGTCCTGCGTCGTCCACACGTTCAGCCGGTATCGCAAAAAGCTATTGAGCTTGGACGGCGACTGCTCGGCCTCACGGGCGTCGGCTGCGAACGACTCCACCGTGATCGTCTCGCCCAGCGACGGGTTGGCCTTGTGCCACGTCTTCGGGTCTTTCCACTCGTCCTCGGGGGAGGCGGCGTAGATGCACCCGAAGAAGGCTGGGTCAACCGTGGGATCTGCAATGCACCGCTCGGCGTAGGCGTGCTGCTCCCAGCAGATGCTCTTGCGGTCGTAGCCGGCCGTGGTGATCGACAGCAGCAGCGGCGATCGGCGAGCCGCGCCGCCGTACCGGAGGGCGTCCCATAGCCGCCGGTCACGCTGAGCGTGGAGCTCGTCAAACAGCAGGGCGTGAATGTTTAGCCCCTCGGCCCGGAACGCATCGGCCGACAGTACCCGATAGAACGAGTTGCTGGCCTTGTGAATGATGGTCTTTCGGCTGTCGATCACCTCAAGGTGCTTGCTGAGAGCCGGCGACGCTCGCACCATCGAAGCCGCCTCACGGTAGATGATGCCCGCCTGCTCTCGGTCGCAGGCCGCACCGTAGACCTCGGCCCCCGGTTCGGAGTCAAACGCAGTCATGTACAGAGCGATGCCGGCCAGCGTGGTGCTCTTGCCCTGCTTCTTCGGAAGCTCGATGTACCCAACACGATGCTGGCGGATGCCTTCTGGCGTGAGCCGGCCGAAGAGCTCACGCATGACGTGATGCTGCCACGGAAGTAGCTTGAACGGCTTGCCGGCGTTCTGCCCCTTGCTGTGCCGCAGGATGTTCTCGAAGAAGTGCACGACACGGCGGTAACGCCGCTGCCCTTCTTCGCAGAGATCAGGCACCGTGGAGCTTGAAGAACTCTTCGACTTCGTCGGTTGGCTTTTCTTCCTTGGCACCGAGCCGTGTCCTGCTGGTAGGTGTCAGGCCAAACTCGCCCATTAGCGACGCCTGCAGGCTCACTAATCCACGATACAAGGGCCCGGCCGGGTTGGGCTTTACGCCGCCCAGGTCGGTGTGCATCACCGGACCACTGGCCCGGAGCTCCATCAGGCACGCCTGCGTGGCAGCGTACACCTCGCACAAAGTGGCCAACGCCTCGCCGTCAGCAGTCGTCAGCGTGCCGAGGCCAGACAGGATCGGCACGAACTCGTTCCACTTCTCGACGGCGAGCGGTTCGACCAACAGCCGAGCCGGCATCGGGGGAACGCCCGGCGGTGCCGGCAGATCCGGCCGGATCTTTCGCTTGCCACGGTTGCCAGCCAGCCGCTTAGCGGCCTCGGGCATCGGCTTCGGTCCTCGCTTCATCAGGCCACCTCAAAAACGCTGCGGAAATGTGCGGACGCGCACGCGCGAGGGAAACATCGGGTATTCCACAGACGAGGTTGGCATTAGTTGACCCACCCGGAGTGGGGGCGTGCTCGTTCAGCGTTCGTTTTGCGTGCGTGGCACCTGATGCACAGCGTCCGCAGGTTGCCGAGCTCGTCGGCCCCACCTTTAGACTTCGGCACGACGTGGTCTACCTGGGCTTCACGCTTGTCGGTGCAGATGCGTCCGCAGTCCTGGCACTGCCATGCGTCACGGATCAAGGCTGCCTGCCTAAGCCGACGCCAGGCCACTGAGCAATAGCCACGGGCTGCCGCGTTGGGCCTGGTGCTTTCGTCTCGCTGTGGGCGTGACGCACGCAGACGCAGCGGCCTGTGGCATGGGATGCGTTGGGGCATTACGACTTCAGCGACACGATGCCGAGAGTGCCGGTGCTGTTCGTAGTGGCCGAGACGATCTTGAGGAACGACACGGCGAACACCGCATCAGGCAGGGCGTAGATCCTGCCGTCCGTACTCGAGGGGGCCAGCGTGATGTCGGCCGCAGAGCCGTCTGCCCCGTACATGCGGCGGAACGCACCATCAACTGCTGTGCCGCCCCACGTCTGCAGCGTGGTGGCGTTGGTGGTCATGGTGCCAAGCGACACCACACCGCCAGCCATATCGTCCAGCCTGAGCGTGGTGGCCAGGGTGGTCGTGCTGTGCAGCACGATGCTCACGTCACGCTCGTACCGCTTGATCTTCACATGGCTCATGGACTAACTCCGTGGCTCGGGTCTGGCCCGCATCGTGGCCTGAGTCTCAGGGTAGGGCGTTGTGCCGTACGTCTTGCAGTTACGGGAGCGGGCGGTGCGTCGCCTGCCTGTACTCGTCTGCGGTGATCTCGGTGATGGCACCGCTGCCTAGCAGCTGGGGCATCATGGCTGAGGCGGGTTCCCATTCCAGAAAGAAGTCCTTGAGAGCCACGACGATCCGGCCGTCGTCGTCCCGCAGGGCATCCGCCTCATGACGCATGCAGGTGTCCGTGCCGTTGGTGTCAGGCAGATTCCACGCAGCGTCGAGCATCAAGCGAATCTGCTCATAGACGCCCGGCGTTTCTTCACGGAAGTACCTCACGCTGCGATCCCCCACTTGCGAGACAGATAGCGTCTGACAGTACTGATCTCGGTGGCCGTCATGGCACGATTCCAGATCAGCACCTCGCCGATGCGGCCAATGAAACTGGCACCAGCGCCAGCACTGTTTGCAATGGCGATTTTGTTCGGCGTGAACGACAGCGCTCCCGTGAACGACGTGCCTGACACGCCGTTGGCAACGCAGGACAGCGATGTGCCGTTGTGATGCGACTCCGCAATGACTCCCGTGGACTGCGTCACGCTCACGCCAGAGCGAAACGCTCCTGAGAAATAGCTGCCGATTTGGAATGCGCCCGGGTTGGGCAGGAGCAAGGCGATGTAGTTAGCGCTTTCGGCGTCGCTCTCCTGAACGACGATTCGACCGAAGCCGGATGTGGCGTCTACTTGGCACACAGCGAACGTGCTCTGAGCCGTGATCGAGTACGAGAGGCCAGACGCCAACAGCAGGTCGCCCTGGTCGAACACGAAGGCTGTCCTGCCGTTGATCGTCGAGAGCAGCGGCTGCTGCGATCCAACGGCCTGCGTGGCGGCCCTGTTGGCTACCTTGTCCCGCCACGACGACACCCCAGTGGCCACCGTGTAGGTGCTGGAGTCCACGGCATCCCACCATGCGTACAGGCCAGCGATGCTGCGGGGATTGAATCCACCGACACGGGGCCGCAGCGTCCTCGGGCTCATGGGGCTCATGGGTTGTCTCGCATGTGCTTCATCTCGTACAGCAGCTTGGTCTGCTCGGTGACGGCCTTGCTGATCTCGCTTTGCGTCTCGCTCAGGCTGCGGACGAACACGCGATGCTCCTCGACGAGCGGGATCAGCACGTCATTGCGAAGCACCCAGCCAGCGGCCAGGGCCACGACTACGCTGAAACCGTAGTCACGCAGGGCCGTGTAAAGCGTCTCCTTGGTGGCCTCAGTCACGCCAGGGCCTCCAGCATCTCGACTCGGTTCTCCAGCCAGCGGCGAATCAGGATTTTCACGATCTCGCTGATAATGGCCGCCAAGATAATGCTGGCGAAGAAGCCCATGCCGTACTCGGCACGCTCCTGCCGCTCGATGCTCTTGGCCAGGTGCTGGCCCACCACGGCGGTCTGCTGCGGATCGCACTGGTACAGCACGGGCACGGGCCACTTGCGGATGGCACGGGCAATGAGGCGTTCGCCACGCTTCCGGCCGAGCAGATAGCGGCTGGCCGGGAGCTCAGCCCAAACGGCGTCGATGAGTTGCTGGCGGGTCATTTCTTGGCCTTTTGCTTGTTGCACTCAGGGCATGGCACCTTCACGGTGCCGTCACCAAGCCAGCCGCCGCCGGGCGGATTCTTTGCACCGCACGTAGAGCACTTGTCGCTCGCAGGCGTCGGCTCAGGGCTGGGCGTGGCCCGCATCTTCACCAGGGCACGGGCCGTCTCGGCAGCCATCTCGGCGGTCAACGACGCATCATCAGCCGGCAGCGTCACGACGCATCCCACCAGCACGATGCACAGAGCCACAAAGAATCTCACAGCACGTCCCCCGTCCAGTTGGGCAACTGCTGGGCAGGCCAGCCGTTTACGCCAGAGAAAGCGATTGAGTAGCGGCCGCTGATGTCAGACCAGCGGGCCCAGAAAGACCCGTGCGGGATCTCTAGCGTCGTCCCCATGACGGCCCTCGGCCCCGTGTTCCACTTGCCCCACGAGTTGGCCACGAGCACGAGCGGCTGGCCATACGCCTTGCGGGTTTCGTCTCGGTCGTCCACGCCCAAGTACGCCATGGCGTGGTACCAGACGCCGCCGGATCGCTTGGACACGCCGTTGGTGTCTCGCGTGTTGATGAACGCTTCCGAGCCGCAGCTGCTGATGCAGTAGCCGTTGGCGATCAGATCCCGCACTTCCTCAAACGTGCGGGCCCGTGTGGCCGTGCGAACGAGATGCTGCCGGCCGAGCTCGAGCACGCTGGCTGGCGGCTTTGTTGCTCCCCACTTGCCGGCCACCTTGCCGTCGTACTTTGTCAGGTCGATGCCGAGGGCCTCGTACCGCTTACGCACCCACAGCCCCGACTCTTTCAGCACCACTTCGGCGGCGTGGTCGCAACTCCAACCGTCGCCGCCGTGCTGGCGAAACCAGTAGATGGCCTCAGTGCTGAGCACGCCGTCACGCCGGGCAGCGTCTGCAAGATCAGGAGCACCTTCCACAAGGCCGGTGACTTCGTCGGGCTTACTAGCGGCGATCTCGCAGGCGAGCGTGCCCAGGCAAGCGTTTCGGGTCGAGTGGCTGACGCAGTCGCCACGGGTCTGGGCCGATGCCGGCAGGCAGTCAGGAAACACCCGCTGCATGATCTCAAACGGTGCCCACAGTTTGCCCGCACCGCTGCCCACCAGCCCGTACCGTCGGCACGTCGTGCCCCCGTCCGGTGCCTGCCCCTGCATCAGCAGGTACTGCGTGAGCCGCTCAGACGCAGCCGGGTCGGCGTAGACGCCGACGAGGCCAGCCAGGTATTCGGCGTTGGCATCCCAGGGCATCGATCACTCCTTGGCCGTGCCGGCCCATGCGATTGCCTTGTAGAGCTCGACGACCTTGGCCCGTGTCTCCACGTCGATCGGGCGGGCGTCGAGGCTGAGCGTGTCGCCCATAGCCTTCTCGACGGCCTGGCGGAGGCCGGCATATGTGCCTGGCTTGTTCTCGCCGATTCGCCGCCACCCGATGTCGAGAGCGAGCGTGGTAAACATCCGCAGGGCACGAGTGTCGGTCAGCACCACTTCGGTGCCGAGCTCGTCGCCGGCCACGACCGTGGCGGCTTTGCTCCACAGGTTGGCCCACAGCATGCGATCCCCAAGCGGTGCGGCCTTGAGGGCGTCGGCAATCGGCTGGACGGTGGCACGCATCGCAGGGCTCGGGGCATCGACAGTGACGACGGGCACAGCCGGCGTGCTCGGCAGGCTCGGCATCGGCACCTTGCCCCAAGCCGCAGCGATTAAGAGGGCCGCTGCGGCGATTCGGCCGGCGAGGGCTCCGTGGGCCTTGGCGGCTTGGGCGGCCTGAGAGACGTACCCAGCGATTTGCTGCCGGTACGGCGCAGCGAGGAAAGCAACTGCCGCCACCACGGCGGCGGTGCGTACAAGTGACTCATGGCTCACCGGACGGCCTCCACCTGCTGCATCACCCAACGCACCAGATCCTCGCCAGCCGGGGTCTTGAGCACGGCGGCCAGCTTGCTCACCAGCTGGTCGTCCACCTTGGCGTGCGTCTGTGCGGCCAGCCACTCGACGGCGTCGGCCACGATCAGCGAGCGGCGGTACGGGTCGGGCTCAGCCATGAACCGCTGGCCGTAGCCGATGAGCGGGGCCCATCGCTGCAGCAGCATGAGCG